CGCTCTCCTGCGCCAGCCTGGCCTTTTCAGCATGCTGTCTGGCTTTTTCTGCATCAGCTCCGGCGGCTTTTTCAGACTCTCCGGCACGGGTCGAGCTTTCCTCTGCATTCCCCGCTGCTGTGATTGCACGGGTCGCGGCCTCAGTGGCATCAGTCGCTTTTTGTCCGGCTTCAGCCGCCCTGCTGGTTGCCGTCTTTGCACTGTCAGATGCACTCTTCGCACTGGCTGCTGCACTTTCTTTTGACTGTGTGGCCTGAGTGTTTTTGTCGCCGTGTCTTCATTCAGGCGACGAATAGTGGCAAGGTCATCAGCCACATTATTCTGTATCTGCCGGAAATCTGTCAGCAGCTCTCCGGGTATGCTCACCTCAACAAGACTGCGGCGTAACAGCATATTGAGCGTCACCGTACTTTCGGTCCCCTCAATACGCACACGTCCGTAGACAGCAGTCTTCCCTTTCACCGTCACCGAAACCGCATACTCCCCCGGCTCCATCGTCATTCCGTAATATCCACCTTCACGGGTCACTGCCGACGCACTGGTGCCGCTGAGCGCATCCGGTGAAACTGTCAGCGCCGTCAGGGTAATATTTGCTCCTGATATCGCCTCACCATCAGGAGATTTCAGCGTCCCCGAAACAACAACACTCACACTCCACCTCCGTTAAACACTTTTTTACGGGCAGACAATGCACTGTCTGCCCCCTGTTTGATCCCAAGTTGCTCAACAAAACTCTGATAATGCTGCGCAGCCAGCCCCGATTCTGCACCACCGGCAGCATCCTTACTGAAAGCACGAAACAACATCCAGTCCACCAGTGGGTTAACATAAGCCTCTTCCAGTGGAACTGGCGTATCATCGTCCTGCGTCAGAACATACACTGCCTCCGGTATCCGGCTTACCACCGCATCAATACTTATCTCTTTGTCAGGGCAGGAAACAGCCAGAATACGCGCGGGAACAGGTCGTTGCTGATAAAACATTCAGGAATGCCCTTCATTGTGGGCCACTCAGGATACTGCGCATCCAGCACCTCCCGGGATAATGGTCTGACTGCACTACCGTCACTGAGGCATATCACGTCAAGAAGTTGTATTACACCATCGGGCAAAACCTGACGGGCGCCAGGAACACAACTGATTGTTTCCAGGCTTGCGCCAGCATCCGGTCTCGCCAGAATCACTGCCCTCACCGCATCATTGTAATAATCGCACAATTCCTGCAGGGGCCAGCGAACCATCATCGGGTCAACCAGTTGTGTATTCACACGTCCGATGATTTCTGTAATCGTCGTCATCAGTAAAACCTCTGCCTGCGTACAGGGTTGCGGTATGAAGAGTACGGGCTTGTCGCCAGTGTATGACGATATGCCCGACGGATCCCTCAGAAAACTGCACAGAAAAATACTGTGCGCGTGACGGGTCTGACCATTGAAACACCAGTCTGCATGAACAACCGCTCAAGTGCCCCCGCAGCCACTTCTTCAGGCCATGTGAGGAGTTCATCCGGTATCTGGCTGCGTCCGGCTTTCGGAGCGACGGCATAAAGCACGCTCACCTCACCGGGAGAACAGGCAAATCGCAGGGAGCGTCCGGAGCTGATATCCACATCCCGACCGACAAAAAGCTCATGATTATCGTCAGAGATACGGATGATATGAACGCACTCCTCATCATCTTTGTCATACGGAAGCACGATTTCTTTTCCTGCCACCGGTACAACAGTAACCTCCCGACGGCACACCAACGACTGGCGGCTGAATGCCACGGCAGCCATTGACAGAGCATCCGTCATCATAATGTTCAGTGGACCGCTGATATGACGACGGACATATGGTAAAAAATCACTCAGTTCCGCCATGCTGTTCAGTCTCCGCAACACGACGGCAAAATGCCTCACGCACCCGGATACGGAATGCCTCAGCCGTTTCTTTCGGGTCTTTGTGAATATCCAGCTCTTCTGCCTCACACAGCGTCGCCAGCCGTGCTGAGGTGAGCTTACTTAAATCCACCTCCTGCCCGTTAACAGAAACAACAAAACTGTTCTCCGCTTCTGCCCGCGCAGCAAGCACTCTTTCCTGCGCCTGCTGTGCCTGCCGCAACTGCTCATTCTGTTGTTGCTTTTTCAGAACATCATCAAGCTCTTCATGACGAACCCAGACATCCGGAAACCCCAGCAGTTGCCAGGCCATCGCACTGTCAACATGCACCGGCTCAAGACGTGGGAACAATGTGCGGCTTCCGGTAATGGTGTCCTTTTTCACGGGTTTTGGGCCGATATAGACAACGGCAATTTTCTCACTCATATAATTCCCCGGATAAAAAGCCCGCATGACGCGGGCCGGAAGGTTTTAATCAGTATTCCACCACGGTATAACGCAGCAGAACATTCAGGGTGCCGGTTGCAGCGGCAGTCTTAATGGTGACAGTAACCAGCTCCCCGTCACGCTGTGTGGTGTACGGCTCCACTGGCACATATCTGGCAAATTTTGCAGAAACAGCTTCGCTGTTATCGATGAGAGCATGCTCACCGGACTTAATGCTGACGGTTGCAGTACCCAGACCACCCGTTGAAACCAGCTGGAGTGAGTTGATACGGATGCCCACTGGCAGTGAGAGAAGATGAATAACACTGTCCGCTTCCGCAGCATTCACCGTAAATACGCCTTCTGCCACCGACTCATTACCGTGCGTACCCGTATAGACCCGTTCACTCAGTGACGGGGCAAGGATAGTCTTTGCCATAATTAATGACTCCTGAAAAAGCCGGGCGAAAACCCGGCATGGGGAAAGGAAAAAATCAGAGCTTCACTGCTGTATCAACGGCAATCACGCCGTGATCCTGCATCTTGCCGCTCTTCTCGGGGAAACGGATTTTTTTCAGACCGTTGATCCAGCTGATTGCTATCTCAGTACGGTTATCCATATCCGTTTTCTTCTCAACCATGTTGAAGTGACCGCCCGCCTTCTGACCGTAAGCATTTGCCAGCGCCTGAGCCCCCAGTAACATGGCGCGGTCAATATTGGTTGCAGCAGCGACCTCTTTCGTGGTTGCCGTCAGGTTATTCTCTGATACCAGAACCTTTGACCCCTGATAGAAACGGATCGGCATACCCGCATACTTACGAACCAGGATATTGCGCCACATCGCACATTCACCTTTGAACAGCGGATGATTAAAACCTTTTGCACGGTTCACGGCACGAACCATCATCTGGTTCCAGTCCTTACCGGACGTCGAGGTGTACCAGTCATTCCACTGACGCGGCGTGACGTACAGGACGTAATATGGATCTTCTCCGTGAAGTTCATCACCGGACAGACGAACCGGCTGTAACGGATGCGCCATTTCGTCAATGAACAGGGAGAGATTGTCCACCAGGCCAATAGAAAAAATATCTGCCGCTTCAATCTGCTCAAAGCTTGTCGCATCACCGCCAAAAAAGTGACGGTCATGTGTCGGAGGCAGTACATCGTTGATCATGATTTTTTTGAATTCAGGGTGCTCCGCTGTCGGCAGAATAGTGTCGTCAGCAACAAAATCACCACGAGCTCCGGCAAGATGCACTATCGCACACTGGTCCTGCAGGTCATTAAAGTACGTCCCCAGAAGCGTTCTGGCAGAGGATGCCAGGTTAAACTTCGTGCGCTGCTGACTCATACGTCCGCCTGCATCCACCAGGTGACGTCCCTGATTGATTTTCAGGGAGAAGTCAGCATGGCTGAGATCCTCACCACGACCTTCAACACGCTCATCTCCCATCGTCGGACGTTTTGAGAGCTTGTGCATGATGCTGAAGGTCACTTCATCACCGGCCTGTTTGTTAAGGTCTGTGATACGGACAACCGGCGCACCTGCGCTGGTCTGCTTCGTGCTTTTCTTGTCCGGCGAAACCGCTTTTGGCGCTTCCTGCTGTTCAGTAAGGATATTAACCATCGAGCGGTTGCGGTTGGCAGCAGTAAAAAGCGCCACCTGATACAGCTTATTCGCATGGGCTGATGTTACAGTCGTCATTACTTCAGTACTCCTTCAGTAAGTTACCCGAGCTTCTCCAGAAGTGCGTCTATTTCAGCATTCGTCATACCGCGCATAATCGCCTCTGCCTCTGAATGCGAAGCGCCAAGTAACCGTTCAAAATTATCACCGGTTCCGACGGAGGCCGTGGTGCCTAAATCTGACGGGGAAGCTGGTACTGCCTGCTCCTGTTCAGCGGTCTTCACTTTCTCTTCCGCCGTTTTCCGGATATCCGTTTTGTCTGCCTTGTTGTCAGCAGACGACTCACTGACTTCACCGAAAGCAACCTGCGTACGACGGGCCACTTCAGCGAAACGTTCAGTGAGCGTTTTGTCTTTCCATGCGGGGTCATTCTGGAGCTTCCCGTCGATGGATACAGCAACCGAGAAGCGATCCGGATCGGACTCCTGCCACGTTTTCAGCACCGGCACGGCATTCATCGCATCAAGAACCGGTGATAAATCCTCACCACCATTACCTTCTGCCTGCTGTGTTGATTGCTGAACACGGGACTGGAGATAGTTATTTTTACGGATGAGCGAAGCCACCGCGTCACCAATTTCCGGATACATCTCCCTGATACGGGCAATCTGCTCATCAGAAATTTTTTCGTTTTCCGGTAACGGTGTGGGCTTCATACCGGCCTGGTGGATCTGAGACGTCAGCAGTTCCACCCTGCGTTTTTCTTCAGCTATCTGCCCACGAAGAAGTGCGGCTTCCTGTTCGGCCCGTTGCTTACCGGAACGTTCAGCCTCAAGGACTTCATAGGGAATGACGTGTTTACCGTCGCGGGTGAGCACCCCCTTCGCTTCCGGCTCCTTCACGTCCTGCGTCTGCTCCACACTGGCATCCGGCGTCGGTGCCACATTGTTATCGCCCGTCTGAGTCTGTGTTTCCTCATCCGCATGTTTTTCCGTGGTATCTTCCGTCACGACGTCCTGTGCGTGACTGTCAATATCCACATCCCCAAGTCCTTCCAGCATTTTTTCCAGTTGTTCCGGGGTTTCTTCACCCGTAAATTCAAAATCCATAAATAACTCCGCATGGTCTGTTTATCGGACAGATCCGAATGGTTGAGTAAATAAGGCTTATCGCTGCCCCCGCGAATAAGCGCACCGCTCCCGGAACGCTTACCTCCGGAAACAAAAAACCCCGTACGATGACGGGGTTCAGTTGAAGCCAGAGTTTTCAGAGCGACATTTCATTCATCCGCTGTTGTAACGTATACAGCATCTGTTGCTGAAGAACGTCCTGCTCCTGTTCCATATTCTGTATGCCGGTAATGATTTCTGCCGTATGTGCCTGGTTAAGCGCATCCACATAACGCTGCCCCTGTGTCAGGGCGACTTCCCTCTGTGCACTGGCATTATCCCGTTGTGCAGCAGCATGTGCCCTGGCGGCGTCAGCTTCCAGTTTTGCCACTCTGCCAGCCATCTCGCGCATCTGGAGTTCTGCCTGTTGTTGCTGAAGTGCCTGTTGTTGTGCCGCTACTTCCTGTTCTTCCGGCGTCATTTCATCCGGTGATTTTGGCGTCCCCAGCGCAGCACGAATACGCTCAACAAACTCCTGTTTCTGCGGCACATCCAGAAGATTAACCCACAGGTCGAGCACAACAGCCTGCACCTGAGGCGGCAGCCCCTGAATAACCTCTGACATTCTCTGTGCAAGCTGTGCCTTAAATGCCGGTGTCTGCTGAACAGGCGCCAGCGCAATATGTGTATTTAACCTTGAAATATCATTGGTCAGTTCACCATTATCACCTTCAGCATTGAGGACAATGGTCTGGCGACGCTGGCGATCATCGCGATTAATCACCACTGCATGATTACGGCGTTTTTTCAGGTCATCGAGAAGATAAGCCAGCAACAGTCTTCCCACCTGCTGGCAGGCAAACTGGTAGTTATCGTTGATTTCCGCAAGGGTTGTGGCCCCCTGCTCCACCAGGTTACTGATAGCCACGCCTGACGTCGCACCTGACTCCTGCCCGAGAAATGCGGAATAAACTCCCATGGTATCCTGGATAAGTTTTTCCGACTCCTGCATAACCTGAAACTGCTGGCTGGCAACCTGAAAATCCTGCTCAACCCGAAAAATATCTGCGACACTTTTCTGATTTTTTCGGACCGGATTCAGTTTAATAATGCCATCCGGACGTTCGATCTGCTCCATCAGGTCGCTGTCTGACAACTGGGTGGCATCCTCGTCCATAATCACGCGTTTGGCCTGAAGCAGCCAGGTCAGCTTGATACGACGAAAATTCACCTCATCCTGTGCCGGAATGGCGCGGGAAATTAACCCGTATGGCTCCCCGGTTTTATCCTTTCGGTATCCCCAGAAAGGAACCAGCGGAAACATCCCCTGCGGTGCACTACAGGGGCGATCCACAATAAAGTGTGGGCCCACAAACCAGGCTTCACGAATACGACTTACCCGCCCGACTTTCACCTGAACCCGCCCGGATGCCACAGCCACCGCCTGCATCAGATTATTTTTATCAAAAGCCACCACCCGTCCATTACTGAGTTCAATCACCGGAAGACGCTCGAATGTACGGTAATAAACCACCTGAAGCAGCACACGACGGCGTTCACGCTGAAGCCATTCATTCTCCCTGCGATCCCATGACTGATACTCTTCCCATGCACTCATCAACGGACTGGGCTGGCCTTCAGTAATCGTGGTATCGACAAAACCACGCCAGTCATCAATAGCATAATCGATAACCTGAGCCATTCCCGGGAACGTGGCTTTTGCCTCATCGGTATCCATCCAGCGGCGACGCATCAGCCACCGGCAGTCACTCAGGTCGGATTCCCGGCTGAGCCAGTCCCAGAAAACCTCATTTCTGCTGACTGTGGATACCCTGAATTCAGGTCCGAACGGATCGCTGTTGCGCCTGACCTCCACCCAACTGAGCCCCGCCTTGATTTGTTCCGCATAGGCATCTGAGCGGGCCTTATTCATGTTGCCAAGACGGCACGCATCAGCAAACTCCGCATTAATGGCCTCTGCCAGTTTCTCTGTTTCATCGTTCGGATCGTCTGACATCACTATCAGGTCCGTTCTTGTTTTTGCCTCCATTCCCAGTACACCATCTACCGTGGGGGCAATGAGGTTATGGATGGTCATGGGCTGACCGCGATCTTTCAGTACCTGGATAACTTCCGGTGCCAGCTGGTCGCCATCATAATACGCACAGGCTTTGTTTGCGGCATCACGCCAGAGAGGCTGACTGTCAATATCAGAACAGAGAGACAGTAACTGACGCTGAGAAAAACGCGGCGTGGATCCATGATCGTTTTTCATCGCTGTGGTGTTAATTTCATTTTTCATCAGTGTGCCATCCAGTGTGTGGTTCTGCGTTTATCCGTTTTCTGTTTTACCCTCACCGGCATTCTGGCGCGCATCTCCTGGGCAATCATGTAGCTCATGAGCTGATCATCAAAGCAGCCTTCCTGTGCATTCATGGAGCCTTTCGCGTCATAAACGTAGGTGTTCATTTCCGATAATGTGCCTGACCAGCGGATCCCTGATATTCCATTATTCAGGAGCGTTTTCATTCCTTCGGTCAGAACAGGTTTGCTCTGACGGGTTGTCAGCCAGCCAAGGCGGGGCGTATCGTCGTCATATGCCTGGTCAAGATGCTGTTCGTTGTAGATATAACGTGTCGGATAGAGTTCCCGGAGTTTCAGGATCACGGCATGTCCGTGATTATTACGCTCCGGCCCCACAAACGCGTTGTTATACATACGACAGACCTGCGAAATGAGATGAGCAAAAAGTTCAGCATCGAGATGCCCGAACCAGTGAGCCACCTGCTCGCCATTACTGCGTTTGACAACATCCAGCGATGAGCGGTCTCCGTGCTCCAGCCCTTCGGCAGTATCTGCCCCACAAACATACTCTTCATCCGGATCCGGCAGTTCCCATACCAGCAGATAATTCATCAGCGTCCGCTGCAACTCGTTTTTATTTCCTTCACGCAGCGACTGAGCTTTGGTCTTCGCTCCTGTAACAGGTTCAATGTCATAAACAATCATCGGCGGCGAACAGAATGATTCTGCCTGCAACGTACTTTCGGCACTGAACACACGTCGTCCGGACGTCAGAAACGCCTCCTGTGGCGTTGAGGGAAACTCCTGCTTCATTTCCTCACGCTGTTCAGTTTCCTTACTGATGTACCACTGCTTCTGCTCATCGGTAAGCGTGATGTTCATTGCCTTCTCAACCGCAGAAAAATACGTCATTTTTTCCCGTGACAGCTTCAGCCCGCTTTCAGGCACTCTGGCGCTGTATTTAGGATCCTGCCACCATGCGTAAAAATGGAATTTATAATCCTGTGCCGTCAGCAATAAGCCTGATGCAGTGCTCTCCTGTGCACGGTTACTCATCTCGTAAAAATCACCACCCACGCCTTCAGCCGTGGATTCATCAAAAATAATGCATTCATCAGAGACGGCATTAAGCGTACCGGTTCGCAGCTCTTTCGCCTTAGCCGGATATTTCGCGCAAATTTTGCCGTGCTCTGAGATATGCAGGCGCTGCACCGTACCTGAGCGAAATGAGGTTGCCACCTGAATACTCGAGCCGTGACCAAACAGGATATAGCCACCGCTGGCACCGCTACGACGTTCAACGATGGTGAATGAGGCTCTCAGCCAGTCAGGGAGATGATCAAACGGTACAGCAATTTTTGTGCGGAAAATTTCACTGGCAGCCTGTTTATCCTGAGCGACGATCCCGCATTTGAGATGCGGAATGAATAATGCCTGGTCGAGAAGATAAATATCAATGGCTGTGGAAAATCCCAGCTGGCGCGCTTTCAGGATAATGTTTTTATTATGCATGTTACGAAACAACTGACGTTGCGCCGGTCGCATTCTGAAGGTGACCAGTTCACCTTTTTCGTTCTGTATTTTGTAGAGATGATTGAGGCGCCACCAGGGATTGCTCAGTTTTGTCATAATGAACAGACGTTGTTCGGTCTCAGTCATTTCTGCAGGTTCATCACATCGCGTTTTATTCTTCCGGAATGTCATCCAGTCTCCCCGAATTACTCATTTCATGCAGCGATGACACGATGTCACTGACTGGCGTAATAACACCCCGGCGCTGGCTGGTCAGAATATCGGTTTCCGCTCTGAGTTTATCTCTGGCGGCGTTGATTCTTTCCCGGTCAGCACGAAGTTTTGGTGCTGTCTCAGCCAGGACGTCCAGCGTCAGCAATGAGCGTTCAATTGACTCGATACGGGCAATATTCCGGTCAAGGGCCTGTTCAGCTTTGAGTATTTTGTCGTAAAGAGCAACGCGGGTTTCCACGTCAGTTGCCTCTTCCAGGTCGGCGAACATCCCTTTAAGTGCCTTAGTTACTGAAAGTGCGCGGGCCCGGGTGAACACCAGTTCATCGAACAGCACCATGTCGGACGCATCATCCATGAGGTTATCTGCCTCAAGATACTTCGCATATCCACGGTGTCTTACGGCGTGGGTGTTTCGCTGAGAAAAAGCGTTTGAAGGAGGTAAAAGTCGGGAGCCACGAATCCGTTTCGTTTCTGCCGAATTTGCGCAGTTTTTTTCAGAGTTTTTTGCGCATTTTTCATCGTCGGAACACGCGTCATTGCTGGGTTCTTCATCTGAGATGTCATGATCGATTTCATGATCGGTTTTATGATCAATTTCATGATCGATTTTGCCCATTTTTATACGGGTTCTGGCGGTGTTGTAATTAATCTTTTTCTTCCGGCACCAGTCCAGTAATGTTATTCCCGTTTCGGCATGTTCGCGTCGGAATGCCTGCTCCAGCTTTTTCCAGTCCAGCTTTGCCATGTCACTTTCTGACGTCCTCTGTTAAAAACTGACGCATAATGACCGCTGTGATTTTTCAGAATTCACACAGCAGCGCCATACTTGATCGATATTTGTACAATGAGGTTGTTTTATCCGGTTTCTTCCACCACCGCACCGGACAGGCGGCTTCGCGGGAAATCGCTCCCATCTCGTGAAAAATGAGAAAACCCGGTGTGCATCGTTTTTGATTACCCCCGCACACTCACGCAGATAAGGTGGCTGCGGTCTCTGTTTATGCGGGAATACGGCGACGATACGGCGCATCAGCAAAACTTAGTTCAGCACTGAGTGCGGATATAGTCCTGTGCCCCTTCCAGCTGCTTCTGCATCAGCATCAACCGCTCTCTGAGAGTGAAATAATCCCGTTCAACTGTGTCTGCCAGTCGGGGGGCGGTTGCATTATCCACGCCGGAGGTGGTGGGGGCTTCACGCACGGTACCGGAGCAGGTGGCGTTGATCCGCAGGCGCTTACGACCAGCGGCAACATCAGCACGCAGAGTTTCATTTTCAGCTCTCGCATCGGCTAATTCCCTCGAGTATTTTGCATCGAGCGCAGCAACATCACGCTGGCGCACCTGCATGTCAGTAATGGTGGCATTCGCCTGTTCCAGCTCTCTGGCTTTTTTATCGCGCTGCGCTTTGTAGGTGATGGCGTTATCGCGGTAATGATTCAGCCCCAGACTAAGCGCACCACAGACCACCAGCAGAATAACAGTAAACGCGGAAAGAATTCGGTTTATGCTCACCATGCCCCCTGTCAGAAATTGCAGATTATCAGCTCGCTGACACTGCTTGTCTTACCACGTGGTACAGTATAACGATGAGCAACATGATGAATATTCATCCCCTCAAACAATCGTCTCATTTCCTGCGTATCGTTCAGGGATATAATCATTTTGCCTTTTATTGTGCGGGCAAGTTCTGCCATGCGCTCATAATTGCAGAATGAAAAATCAATGCCGTAACCACCATCCAACCAATACGGAGGATCGCAGTAAAACAGCGTTGTCGGGCGGTCATACCGTGCGATACAGACCTCCCAGTCAAGGTGTTCAATAGTTGCCCGCGCCAGCCGATCACGGGCTTCCTGCAATAACTGCTCTGTATTCCCGGGGATTATCTGCGGTCTGTGAGTTTTAACTCCAAATGCCCGACTGTATGCTCTTCCGCCATACGCGCACTTCTGGATAAAAAAGAAACGGACAGCCCGCTGGATATCCGTCATGTACTCCGTGTGCTGATTTATCACCTCATTCCACATCTCACGACTGGCGAGCATCCACTGAAACTGGCGGGAAAATTCCTCCTGGTGGTACTTCACCACACGGTAGAGATTAACGATATCACTGTTTATATCGTTGATGATTTCAGCGCAGCTCGGTTTTTTCATAAAGAACAGTGCCGCACCGCCACAGAACGGTTCCACATACAGAGTGTGCTCAGGAAATAACGGCAGAATATGTTTTGCCAGACGACGCTTCCCTCCTAACCACGGGAGAAACGGTTTTGCAGAGTTATTATTCATTTCACCACCAGCGGATTTCCCGGATTAGAACCGCAATTGCCACAATGCGAATGGCAAATGCCGTTGCCCGAATAAATTCAGTACTCATCTGTTTAAATAAATTGTCGTCATCAGTCACTGTCACCCCACCAGCCCTGCCGAAGTCAACGCCATCCAGGCTATGGAAAGAAAAAGAGCAACCATCATTAGCGAAAATGAAACGCCGACAATCACACAGATGGTCTTCGCCAGCGTTATGAGTTTGCCTGATATCATTAGACGCCACTCCATCAATCCGTCTTTGTGATTTTTCCTTTGCCTGTATCAGCCAGGACAAAACCAATCAGCAGATTCGCTTCGTTTATCAACGTGCGAATTTTTGATACATGCGCGGCTTTAACCAGTTTCCATTCGTTTAACCCTGTACCAAACAGACTGGCAATGTTTTTATCCCGTTTCATGTCAGCGCATGCCTGGTTGAGTTCTTCCATCACGCTCATTTGACGAGGATTAACGACAAAACCCTTCGTCCAGTATTCATAGAGAACATCGTCGCACTCTTCCTGATACTGGATAACCTTGTCGCGGATTCCGGGTTTTACTTTGTTGGGATTGATGGTTTGTAACCAGCCTGCAAGTTTTCGAAGTGGCAGGGACACCATATTGCGTCGTTTCCCGTCCTCAGCAACCATAACGATTTCCGTTATAGTTGACGCAAAACGCTGTCTTAACTTAGCCAACTGTGATTGCCAGGCCAGCCCCATCCCCGCAACGACAGGTTTCATGGGAACGTATGGTTCGCCGTTATGGTTAACCACATAAAGAGAATCGCCGTGAAACGGCACGGTTATCATATTCATCGGTTATTTCCTTTTAGTGATGAACCCTGCGCACAGGAATAACCAGCCCAAAGAGGGTTAACCAGACCACTGCCGGTTATCCACCAGGGCTCATCCTGAAAGGTTCTTTGGTTTATTTACGCTTGTGCGAAGCGCAGAAATGCCAAAGGCACCATTACGGTGCCTCTGCGTGAAACAATGTTCCTGACTTTATTCACTTAGGTTTTGCCAGTTCGCAGGATTTCGTGTTATCCGTCCGCGTTGGCCAACGTCATTTTTCAGCAAAATATTCTGCTTATCTGTCGATTCCCCAGCACGCCAGCGCGCTCTCCTGGTCACGACGGGATACCTGACCATAACAGTTATTTGAGCGAATACGGCAGTCCTGACCACCGTCATATATCCAGCGACGAATTTCAGCACATGCGCCTTTACGGTCTCCGGCGTTCAGTTTCCGGTAAAACGTTGAGCTGAAACACTTACCGGGGCCAATGTTGTAAGGACAGAATGACGCGATCCCCGCTTTCTGAGGTTCGGTCAGTGGCACTCTGATGTTTTTCGCCACCCATGCCAGCGCCTTATCACGTTCAATGGCGTTAACCTGGTCGCATTTTTCCTTCGACAACTTCATGCCAGGGACGACAGGCTTACCATCCACCTGGGTGGCACCACGGCAGATGGTCCAGATACCCGCACCATCACGGTATGCCGTGGTGTGGTTACCTTCTTTTTCGTCAAGAAACTGGTCGAGGATTTCAGGCGCAGAAGCACCTGCAGCAATCAGCGCCAGAACGACCGCTGATAAACCATAGCGGAATTTCCTGCTCATCAGCTTACTCTCCCCGCGCCGCCTTACGCCGGTCTTCTTTAATCTTGAAATACAGGTTCGTCAGATATGTCAGCAGCCCAAACAGCAGACTCCCCAGCACGCCTATTGCCGCCCACTGAGACGGGGAAACCCTGTCCAGCAACTGCAGGAACCAGTAGCCCGTCCCCACCGCTGACGTGGTGTATGACACACCTGTTGTGATTTTTTCCATCTGGTACATACCCCGTCTCCCGCGCAACGGAAGCTCACAACAATAAAAAGACCACCAGTGGTTTACTGGCGGCCCTGACAGCCCGTTACAGCATCATGACCGTTTCAGGTTGCGGTTCAGTTGCATCGGCTACCGGTAATTCAGGCTGAGGTTTACCGTTCTCTGCGGTGGTATCTCCCGCTTCAGTCGGTGGCTCTGCCGGTACGCCGAGCAGCTCATCCAGAATGGCATCCACTTCAGCATCGAGGCGTTCCTCCAGATTCTGGCGAAGTTTCTGTTTCAGTGCGCTTCTGACTTCTTCAGAGCGAATGACGTCCTTCACTGCCTCTGCAGTGACCAGGGGTTTAATTTCTGACATAGGATTTTCTCGCTGAAAGGGGTTGTTAAGGAATGAGCGGCTCTTCGGGTTTAGTTCCGGCTGACTGACTGGCGCTGATTTTCTCAGCGGCCCTTTTATCAATCTGCCTGCGCCAGAAATCGCGCACAGCCCTGTACCCACCCGAAAGAAGATACAGCACACAGACCGCCGTACAGAAGTACAGCATCACCTGATGAATAAATATCATAATTTCTTACCGTTATGGTTGACAATGAGAACTGTTTTCATTTAAAAAATAACCGATGTACGAAAGCATCTTTTCTTTACATTCTCCATTGGGATTACCTCCGCCAGCTTCCATTCCTGCCGCTGGCGGCTTTTTTTAGCAATTATGCGGCTGCTCCAGCTTTGTTTGCTTTAACTTCCACCGTATCAATAAGTACAGGGTAGGTTTCTGCACTACCTGTAATATCCGTAATGACAAACCTGTTGAGTCCATTAGCAGTATTGGCCCATTTCACCAGGTCAAACGCCTGTCCATCCACACCATCAAGCACCGGAGTAACATTAATGCTGTTACTGCCCTTAAATTTAAATGCAAGCGTATGCCAGTCATGGTCGAATGCGCCAAACGTGCCAAGTTCTTTTTGTTGATTACCTGTATGATGGTATGCAACATCAATACTGGCTTTATCTGTCTGGACAAAGAAAGAACTCAGATAGCCTTCACCACCCTCACCCGGCCATTCCGCTATTCGCCAGTACAAACCAAAGGCATACTTGTTTCTGGTTGTCTCAAGATTGACGTTTTCGGGGATTTTAAACCGGACAGCAATTTCCCCGCCTTTTTCCAGTAAAAGTTTTGCCTTGTCTGCAGCAATATCACAGTACATTGACCAGGATTTCGCGCTGTTATTTTTCTCAATTCGCAGAGCTTTATTGCCGCTGTCATCAACCAGTGTGCGTCTGCCATCCATACCGTCCCAGCCATAAGGTTTCAGCTGATTGTCCGAAGCTTTTTTGGCATCGTAAAAAATTACAGACTCTGAGGTGGTAACCGGTCTGTCTGGAACAACCACCCCGGCAGTACCATTAACAAACGCAGAAGACTTACCCGCGCAGCTCAGTATGGCCGTTGCCAGACGGTCTGAAATAATTCCACGTCGTGCCCATGAACTGAAATGGCTGGCCCTGTCCTGAGATGTCCAGGTGCTTCTGTCCGTTCGCCATTTTGAACCGTAATACCCGATACCCGGAATATCCGGGTCTTCTTCCGGTTTGTTCGTCGGGACGTTTGCCCCGTTCTCATCGGTCATGAACGGCACAAAATGGATATTCTTTTCCGTTTTGTTTTTGTAACTACCGTACACCGTCTGGTACGCCGTTTCGTTCTTCTGCTTCCAGAAATATGTTGTGTCTCCACAAATCCAGGGAACACCGTCAGCAGAACCACCAACACACTGTCCCACCATATCTGCAAGGTCCGCACGGTATTTATCCACCAGTGCGCCAAACTGAGCCGTGTGATTCGCTGGCGTGCCGCTGAAATCAAACTCCCCCTGCATCCACACAACGGCAAGCAGCACATTTTTCGGATTCTTCGCCAGCGCGGCTTTTGTACGACCAATGAGGTCCTTATACAGCGGCTTGTCCACCCCCCAGCGGGTGGAACTCTCTGAGGCGCCAGTAGTGTCACTGTATGTGCCATCAGTTCCGGTGGTGAAAGCTGAACCACCACGGCAGCACGGAACAAGAAGAATGCCCGCATTCGCCGGTATAAATGGCAGAAGCTTTTTGGCGATATGCAGCCCCTGTCCCACACAGCCGTACTGACCTTTCGATAAATCCGCTTTGGGATGATTAAGCCCTGTCATATCCTCCACATCATGGAGACAGTGATCTGCCGGGATAATATCGTTATAGATACATGCAGCACCTCCCGGTGTCACCGTACTGCGACGCGCTAACTGTTTAATACGTGGATCAGGGCTGTCGAATGTATCCGGTAATGGCAGTCCCTCACCGTATGACATACCATTGGACTGACCAGCAAGCGCGATCACATAGTAATATTCTGGCGCAACAGAAGGCGCTGAGGTCGTCGGACGGTTGCCTGGCTCCTCTGGTGATGAGATGCTCCCCTCACTCACAACTGGCTGGATGAACTCCGCACCATAACCAGCTGTCGAAATCAGCGCACTACCATAAGGCTGCCACCCTTCCTTCAGTTTTTGAGTTATTCGTTCCGCAAGGTCTGACGGCGACGCCGCCCTGACCACGTCATAGTGTTTAAATGCCATGAATCCTCCCGGCCGGGATAATGTACTGAATAAGATAAGGAGTGAGCGGAAGTCCCGAAACACAAGGGAAAAAGACAACCACCCGCAAAAAAGAAATACACTCCTCACAGTTGCGCAGGGTGATTACTGTAAGGTATTATTCGCAGCGTTAATTAATTGTTCATATTGCTTTTCTTCTTGCCAACCGCTCTTCCCGGGGCGGCTTTTTTTTGCATGTAAAAAGGCCCCTGCTATGAGGGGCCCTGGTATATGCCTAATCTCTGTATACTGCATGGTGCCGGGTGCCTCCCGGTGAGTTCGGCCTGGTGCCACCAAACCCGCGTATTCTCGCTTACGATCATCAAAGAGATCATACCATTCACCAGTCGCCCCTCCGCACAGGGGGATTCACCATGCAGGATTTTTTTAACAAATTCTCAGCCAAGCAAACAACCGTCAACTACCTGAATTGTGAGTGATTTAACATTTCACTGCCCAGTGTCTTCCCCTCATTAAAAAGCCCCTCCGGAGAGGGGCTGGAGAGTAGCGCTATGTACCGTTCATTGCATGGTGCCGGGTGCCTCCCGGTGAGTTCAGTATCAGCACCTGAACCCGCACAGAAAGGATAGAGGTAAAACAGAAACACCTGTGACGCTGATATGCCCCGCCGCTCAGGGGGATTCACCATGCAGAAATTTTGTAGCACATCTATTATCAGACAGGCAACAATCAACTGACTGAATTGAGATGTATTTAACATTGATAAATCTCCGCCTGTTCTCTTCACCAGGCTATTCTGAGTCAACGGAAAATAACCTCGCTGAATCCCCCTCCATTATGACAGGCATTAGTTTTAATGGTTACCGTCATCCCCGTAATTTGTGCACTGAGAAGAAGAGACTGAAGATTCCATCTGTTAGTAAATAATTCTTTATCTCCCACTTTAACTGTAAAGGTATCGTCATCATTATATTTTGTATACTCCACCTTCCCAGTTACACAATCTGGCGCAGCCAGCACACTTGCTGAAAAAAATGAAAGTGATGCAGCTATTAATAATATTTTTTTCATTTTACCCCCCTCAACTGCTAATAGCCCTGCGTATCAAAATTGCCCCCAGAGTGGATGAGTCCCACAATATTTTATTGTGCGTAATCCCACGCACTCTTCCATCTACCGGGCACATAGAAGGAAACTCATCAGGTACAATTCTGGCAACTCGCGATGCATGATGATGACAATTCAGTATTAATGCCACGCTACCCAGAATTGCATTAACACTTCCAAAAGAAATTCTTCCAACACGAACAGAGTCTTGTCCATGATAGTCAGGCAGGACACTACTCAACCTTCCCCAGTTCAACGTAAGATCAACATCTTCAGCAGTCATTACATAAGAACGCCCACTGAGATCATCAAGTGTTGTACGAAATCCCCTCTGAATTTGCCGAAAACGTAAAGCTTCAGCTGTCACAGTAACAAACCGTAACATCGCTCTTGCCACAGACTGCGTCAGTGAGGTTCCGCTATGCGACATTAAATCCAGATAAGAAGTAGTCAACGAATGGCGATTTATCTGCATCCCCGTACGACTGATCCCCGCAACACGCTGTAACGTGGTATAGCTACTGTCACCAGACAATGTAACCGCAGTTGTACCAGGAAAGGTAACATGTGAAAAATCAGCAAAGCGATAAAAAACATTATTTGTCCTGTTAACAAATCCTGTCACATATAAATTATTTCGTTCAACAATAAGCCGTAGATTATTAAACCGCCCTTCCTCTGGATCTATCCCTCTGACATCAACTGCAAACAAATTATCCCCTGTGCCACTATCAATCATCAGTAAAGACGTACCTCCTGATGAAATAGTCTGTAATGGAGTACCTATTGCAGAGCGAATGACATTCAGCGAATCTACATACGTCTTTGCTGTCGAGAAATCTAAGGTAAATTCCTTCGCAACCACATTAACAGAAAAGATAACAAAGAAAAAAGTTAGCACTCTAAAAATTATTATTTTCATATTACACAATACTCCTTGAGCGCCATACGATAACTATATTCTTGACATCCTCCACGCCCTGAAGGACGGCGTTTTACGGCGCACCGGATAAACGTAACAATAACGTAATGAAAATGATAATCATATTCAAAGAGAGCTGCAACCTTAACATATCTGGTCAGATCTCATGCGACTACTTGACGTACGTAGACAACAACATTTATTGATACACAGGATGTTACGGACATAAAAAAGCCAGCCACTGGGGGAGGCTGGCAAACTCGTAGAGCAAAATGCTGTTACGCAAACTTCGTTACAGGGTTATCCTGCAATACTTAAAATATACAATATTTAGAAAACTAATAGTGCCATATGCGATTTTTAAGATTTTGTTATTAATTGCGGTCGCACCTTCCTTTCTGTGTACTTTCCGTATAACTAACAGGATTCCGGATACAAAAAACCCGCGCATCGGCGGGTTAAGCAGCGTGGCAATGTAACCACTCTTATCATGATATGAAGATTTTTACGATCGTAAACTATTTTTTCGCTGATAAAATACAGAGGTTCTCCCTCCCGGCAATTCACGCTCAACATACCGATCCATCTCAAGCCTCACTCCCAGCATCATCAGCATGCCTTCAACAATCCCCTCCGCTTTGTGAAGGCGTTTACCTATACAGGTGTCAGAGCACCCATGTTTCCGTGCCAGCGCCATGAACGTCTCCCCCAACACGTAGTAATCAACCAGCAAGTCATGCAGATCGCGATTGTTCCGGTAAAGGCGGGCTATGCACCCGCATATCACCATCGCATCATCGTCACAGCACTGTGGACGTGATTTTACTTTTTCGGGGATCAGTCCCTTAAATCCGGCAGCAATGGGCGACCATGTAACATCCTCATAGTTATTTGCCGCCCATGCACCCCAGCGCTCAAGAACCTGCCGGATATCACGCATCAGTATCTTTACCCCATCCGCGGTGAACCATAAGAACACCGTTGACGATAGCGTGTCTTTTCCCTTCTTTATCGCCAATGTATTTTCTGACTGTGGCACGATTGCAGTTCAGTATTCGGGCTACCTCTGTCTGATTTCCATATGCCTCAACGAGCATGTCAGGAATGGTTTTTACTGTGAACGTCATGCGGCCTCACTTCTGCTGTTTCGCAGGTCTTTAAGTTTCTGCTGATACTTCGCCTTGATCGCCCTGCATTCTTCGACAGTCCAGCGATGGCGGTTATGGTTCGATTCGATTTCGTCTACTGCTTCCTGCCCGATGCGGTTAATCAGTTCGACGCGATACGGAACGAGATTTCCGCTTTTGTACTGGTTACACACCACGCATTGCTTGTGGATATTGCGTTCATCAAATCTGAGTTGGGGAGCCGCAGCTGTTGTACGGTAATGACCTGCATCCCACTGAGCAGAATCGAATGTCCCGCATGAAACGCACGGCAAATTACGGTCTCGTTCCCTGATATAAGCATTCACGGCCTGCTGTGCCTGCTTAATCCAGTAACTGCGGGGCTGTAAGTCCCTTCTTCGCGCTTTAAGTTTGTCTGCCTGTTCTTTTGCAGAGGCTATGGCCTTTTCTTTTCTGACCAGTTCAAGTGCGCACTGACCGCAACAAACTTTCTGATACGAGCGAAACGGCACAAACGGGGTTCCGCACACTTTGCATTTTTTAGGTTTACGTTGCTGCATCATCACCTCAGAAAAACGACAGCAGGCGGTTATTCAGTTCAGGGCTGTTTGAGCGCCCAAACACATGCTTTAACGCGGCATTAATCATTGCGTTGTAGCAACGTTCAAACTCATCCTGATCCATATTCGCGTAACTCAGGCTTTTTGCCCGATATCTCACCTCGCCTCTTATGGTTGTGACCACATCATAGAACCCGGCAAGAATTGTCAGATTTTTACGAAACTCATCAAACTGCGTCGCTTCATCAGAGAATTCGTATCCAGCATGTTCAGCGCACCAGTACTGAAAGCAGAAATTAAGAAAAGCGAACATCTTCCGGTGAAAAGATGGGTTACGGGTAAGTTTTGCTTCCAGTGTATACAGCTCACCGTTTTTAAATTTTGCCAGTCGGGGTAAATCGCGCTCATACGCCGGTACAAATACGCCATTAGCCGCCTTGATCATCTCTATTTCCATCAGGCAGCCTCCGCTTTGAATTTGCGCGTCAGCACATGTTCACGGGCTTCACATCCCTGAATAAGCATGTCGTTAAAATCCGGCAAGTCAGGCCAGCGAATACTGACCTTCTCAACGTCATTACGACTCATGAGATTCTTATGCCCACATTTAAAGGCAGCCGCCAGACCTGCGCCGTGCGCATCATTGTCAGCAAATATAATCAGGTGATTAACGCCTGGTGGCGCAATAAACTTCTCCATAAAACCGGAGTTCATTGTTGACCACACATTGCAGCGGAATATTTGACGGCATGAAAGCGCCGTTTCGATACCCTCGGCTATCCCCAGAGTGGACGACACCGGATACAGGCGTATTGCCACCGATTTGGCATGCTGCAAACCAGGCAACTCCTGTAGCGCGGTCATTTTTTTAGCCGCCTCTACATTCGCCTTGCGATCACCATCCAGCAACGTACGATGCAGATAGCAAAGAGAACCTTTGTCATCTGTTGCAATGGCGTAAATTGCCTGATATTCGCGCCCTCTGGCGATCTGACGGTCACAGAAACGCACGGATTCGGTCGGTAACTGGAGTATTCCCCTCCCCTGCAGGTACGCCTCACCTGTTGTGCCCCGCAGACATGAAAGTCTGGAGAACTTATCCATGACCAGCTTCCGCTTTCTGCTTATCTCTGTTACAGGCTGGCTGACTTTCTCCCTCTTCCAGGTATTTCCGATCAGCCGATCGATTTCATCACACAACGTCACCCAGGGCTTACCCGTGGCAAGTTGCAACAACTCCATCCCGTCCCCGTGACCACAGACGCAAATCCACGAACCGGAGCCATCTTTATCATCACAGCGAAATTTACCTCTGGCACCACATATCGGGCAGGGTCCGTTGTAATGTTTCACACCAGTAACAGGAGGCATGCCGTAATATTCAAAAATTCGCCCCCAATGCCCGACCGCTGCCTTCTTAGTCTGCATGCTGGCCTCCTGTCATGGCTTTCTTGCGCCCTTTGGCATAGGCAATGGTCTTTGACTTGATGAAGTTGTACACTTCAACTGAGGTTTGCAGCGGCGCATTACTGAATCCTTTGGGCCAAACCCCGAACTTCTCCTTGTAGGTATGAGCACACCATCCGTCACTCAGGGGTTTACCCGTCGCGTTGCGGTAATTCTGATACCCCTTGATCTCACTCCACCAACGCTGCTTTTCCTCGCGGCTGTATTCGCGTTTCCCTTTGTTGACGCGTGAAAGCTTACGATCGCGATCTGTCGCCACGTCATCACCACCAAGAGGACGAAATCCACATTTGGGACACATATGCACGCCAGCAGGCTTCATGAAGTGGCATTTGGGGCATTCCCTGGGAAGTTTCTCAGCCTTAACCTCACTCCCGCCAGCAGACGCTTTCATTCCGTCATTTTTTCCCGGAAGTTCGTCATACTCGATATCCTCGGGGAAGCCCAGCCGATGAACCGTACCGGAATGGTCGAAAATCAATGCGCGTTTTTTACCAGACGCAGTACGTAACGCTCTCCCGATGCACTGCAACCAGCGGATTTCTGATTTGGTCGGACGGGCGTAGATTAGGCAGCGAACATCGCTGTCAAATCCCGCAACCAGTACGCCAACGTTGACAATTATTTTGGTCGCACCCTCTTCAAAACGGCGAATGATGTCCTGCCGTTCATCATGGGGGGTATCTGCCGTCATCACCTCTGCGCCAATGCCAGACTGTAAAAACTCACGGGTAACAAAGTTCGCATGAGCCACGTTCACGCAGAAGCAAATCGTCGGTAAATCCTCGCCATTCTCAAGCCAGTTGCGAACGATATCGCCAACCAGATCCGAACTCCCCATGATGGATGCGAGCTGCTCCTCGTTGTAATCCCGTCCAAATACGGTGTTACTGGTTTTTACGCCAGCCAGATCAGGCATTGAGGGGGCAAAAAACTCATAATCGCTCAGATCACCACGCTGAATAAGTTCACGAATCGTTGTAGGCTTGATCAGGCATTCGTAGTACTTCCCCATCCAGGCTGCGAACGGGGTGCCGGAAAGTCCAAGAACCCTGATGTCTCTGTCCCGGATAACCTCAAGTAACGCACGACGCTTCATGTGTGCTTCATCGATGATCAGCAGATCGATGTTGTCAGGAAACTCACGACGGATCAGCGTGTCGGCACTGGCAATCTGAATCAGTCGTGACGGGTCATAGTTAGGGTGATCACGCCATACAAAACTGATTTCTTCCCACGGCAAACCGTATTCGGTGAAACGTTCCGCTGTCTGGTTCAGCAGGATGGTGTACGGACAGACAAACATCACTCGCATACCACGTTCAACCATTCCGGCGGTGACGAATGCTGCAAGACCAGTTTTGCCAGAGCCAGTGGGTGCATACATCAGGTACGTGCGATGCTGTTTCCACTGGTGCCGCAGCTGGTTTAAACCGCGCTCCTGAGCAAAGTTTGGGGTGATTTTCAGCATGACGCCCCCTTGCCATTCGCCGGGATGATATCGATCCCAGCATCGCTATAACTGGTCAGTTTCTTTGGCATTCGAAGCAACACAAAGCCTTCAGTGCCACGACGTGCCAATTCACGCAATTTCATGACTGAGCGGGGTCGCGGAGAGCTACGATCGATCTCAATAGCCACACTCCCACCAGTTTTTGCTGTTGCGAGAATATCAACACGGAAATTTCTGCCATCGATTCTTACTGTGACATTTCTTGCCACATGCATCCCTTGTGACTCAAGGATCGTTACAACATCAGCCAGAAAGCTGTAACGCTCCTCTGTTCTCAGTGGTACAGTGCTCAGTGTACGGATCAGTGCCGACTTGGTTGCTGCTGACATAGTTTATCACTCAATAGTTAGCCCGATAATTATTTCACCAGAAACTATCTCGCGCTTATACAGTGATCTACCTAACCTATGTACCTGCCTTCTGGCCTAGGCCAAGGGATACAGGCCTTACCAACGACTCCACCCCCTTACCCCCTCCTCGCTTCCTTTCAGGAAATTAATTGCACATGAAATTATTTCTAGCGCAATTAACTACCATCATGTATCGGGATAAACTTCCGTACCGCTACTGGCGAAAGCATCCAGCCACGGCTGGCTCTCGCGTACTTCTGGACATACACCCGTAACCGGGTGTTGGCGCTCCGTCTTGCCCTGTTGCCCTTCCTGAACGATACAGGCTCCTTGTCCCACTCTTCCTGGTACACTCTCGCGTACTCTGCTGCAATTTTTACCCTGGTGGTCGGGTCTAGCTGTAACAATTGCTCCTGTATCCAGTCCCGATCAGCATCACAGTACTGATCGGGCATAACCGTTTTGATTTGCCTGTTCACTCACACCTCCGATGGAGGGTTATCAGGCTGTTTGCCTTACATGAAGCGGAATACCATCTTCCATGTTTGGGTAGTCATGCGGGTTTAGTTCATGGGGAGTTACATTCCAGTCTGTAGCTTTTGCCCATTCAATGGCTTTCCGCCCCTGAGGCATGTATCTCCCTGTAATAACCCCACTGACAAATCCCTGAGAAACTCCAACAATCGCCGCAAAATCGGCTTGTCTGATAGAGCTTTGTCTCAAGTACTCGTCAAGAGTCATAGAGATCCTCCCATTTCAATTTTTCGATATTAGCTTACCTGATTTAAATGTCAATAGGCTAGCTATTTGATAAATATTTGTGTTGCTAATAAAATCGGAGGCACTATGACGAAGAAAATTACGATTACTGACAAAGACATCCAGAATGCTGAACGACTGCGCAAAATCTGGGATGAAAAACGGAAACAGCTATCCCTCAGCCAGGAAAAAGCCGCAGATATCCTCGGCTTCAAAACGCAGGGGGCTGTTAGTCAGTTATTGAACGCAAAAATTGCGTTAAATACTGAAAATACCCTTAAGTTTGCGGCTTTATTACAGGTTCCTGCGGAAGAAATTAATCCAGATCTGAGTGATTTGTTACGCAGTATTCGTACGCACACACCGGGAAACAGGCGTAACCTGTTCGAGAAATATTACGAATATCCATTACTCTCCTGCGTGCAGGCTGGCGCATTCTCAATGGATGATTTTTCGTACACCGCAAAGGATGCGATTAAGTGGATCTCCACCACCACAAAAGCCAGTGACAGGTCGTTCTGGCTGGAGGTCAAGGGGCATTCAATGACCGCGCCACAGGGAGGTAAACCCAGCTTCCCTGAAGGTATGCTGATACTTGTTGACCCTGAACGGGAAATCGAGGATGGCGATTTTTGCGTGGCCCGAATGAACGGCGATGAATTCACCTTCAAACGGTTCATTCGTGAGAGCGGTAAAGCGTACCTGGAGCCACTCAACCCACGATTCGACATGATTGAGTGTAACGAAAACTGCCAGTTTGTCGGAAAGGTCATAAAGTCGCAGTGGAATGATGAGACTTTTGATTGAACTCACAGGATGATATCAATAACCTTGCAGGGAGGCTATTTTATTTCCTCTTTCAGCGAAAAATCTCCGAGAACCCTCGCCCAATGCGGGCGGGGAGCAGTCGCAATCAAGTGAGCCATAAATGAACAAAGACAAATCCTTGACACAACAAGTGGAAGAAATACTTAGCAAGCAAAAAGTTAGCGAGCAAGGAAAAATGATTCAATCATTAAAGAACATGGGCTTGATCAACAAGCCTGTTTTTACTTTGGCTTATGGACCAGATATTACAACCTGCCAAATGCACCAATAACAAAACCCGGCCTTGGTGCCGGGTTTTGTTTGCCTCCTGCTCGCCCCACCATTTACCAGTGCGCCGTAAATTCCCCATTCTTCGGCGGTGAGGATGTCAAAGACGAAGGGAACATTAAGCCCCTGAGTGATGGTTGACTTCTTTTTCCAGCGCCTTATTAACAAAGGCGTTCAGTGATAAATCTTCTTCCATCGCCATTTCAGCGACCCGACGATGCAGTTCTGGATCAAGTCTGACGTTAAACACACCTTTAAACGGGGTATCAGGCTCCTTTCCATCCTCCACACAAGACTGTAAATACAGCTCAACCGATGTCTTAAACTCCTGTTCCAGTTCAGCTAATGTAGAAGCCTCATAAGTTACCAGGTCTCGAATAAACGCCAGTTTTCCGTACAGGATATTATTTTCAAAATCTGGTTCTACTGTACCTAAATATCCTTTATATTTTAGATGCTTCATAATACCCCAGCCTCTTTCAGATTCTGTTTAATCGCTTTCAGCGTTCCACCTTTAATATAACTTTCTGGATGTGGGCGATGCATTAATATGGTGTGGTTGATTTCAGCATTGAAAAACCGCACTCTTGAGCCCTGCATTTCCTTTTTGACATATCCCAGAGAGGAAAACAAAACGACCAGCTCATCCCATTCAAACGTTTTTTTACTGTTTAAAAACTTTTCCAGTAGCTTATCTGCTTTCCCCATACCCACATAATCTCATCTTCGCTACATTGCAACTAATTATAGTTACAGGCAGTGTTTTTGTCAAAAGCCACCAAGCCCGCTGGGTTCTCTTTGACTGTTCGCTGCTTTTCCTGGTGTTATCCGGGGGCTTTTCCCTCACGCCAAATCTCACACAGAGTAACCGGCCTCAGCGTCGGTTTTTCTTTGCGCATCCTCCATAACTCACCACCTGCATTATCCTCGCTTATATTTTTTACATAAATAAATTAATCTAAAAATCAATCACATAGATTAAAATTAAATCAAATTATTAGCCTTACTATTGACTATGATAAGTTGAGCTTATTATATTTTACCCAAGCCAGAAACATCGCGCCCTTACACAGGGCTACATAAATCAGTCGTACGGCGCGACTTAACCCGCCGCAAAATGCTCTTTAACAATCTGGAGCTTTACAGCGTCAATGACCTGTTTAGACCCCTACACGTAAACGTGCTGTATCATCGGGTGCGATCCGGTCGATGAGAGAGTATCCCCGCGCGAGAGCGAGAACGGCGTGAGAACGGGCAACACTGGCAGGAAGTTGGCGCTGACCAATACAGGGAATGTTTTGGGGTGCTGAGAGTGCCACCAAAGCGTTGCGTGAAATAGCGATGCCGTCCCAACCCTGTAGCAAAAGTAATGATTGGATACCATAAGACCAATCACAATCATTCTACGATTACCTATGCCGCACAAAGTTATTTTTTCAACACAATGTTCAAGTTTTCAACTGACTTCTTTATACTACCGCGTAGGTAGTGCTATCAAATAGACTATGTAAGCACTTCATGAAGGATGTCGGTCGAACTGAACGGGAAACTTAATGATGCGAAAAATACTCAGGACAACTCTTATCGCTACAATTTTGTTTTCACCAATAGTACAGGCGGAGTGGTATACAGTAACAGACGACGATTTGTTCTCTGATGGTCACACGGCGCTGATGGTAGGAAAAAAAACATCAAATCCTGAAGAGATTGATAATAACATGATTGCTCTTAATTGTACGCCAAGATCCCTAACATTCTCATTAGTCGAAAAGGACATAGAAGAAGAAACATCGGCCCCAATTTATTCATTCCCAATAGATATGGCAATAAAAATTGACAAAAATAGTATAATAAGGCTCAACGCAACACTTTCAAGAAGAAACTCAATGCTAACACAAGCTATCACTGAACGTACTGATACTGAAATGAAGAAAATTAAAATTATACTCAGGCAACTCAGAGATGCTAAACATAGAGTGAGGGTCGGGATTCGACGCCAAGACATCACACGAGAAGATGCCATGACATATTCTTTCAGCTTTAATGTATTAGGCTCCACTGGTGCTGTTAATAAATTTATCACTGCATGCGGAATAAAGCTGTAAACATGTTTCTGCCAAAGCAACCTTGACAAATCCACATCGACGGGGATATATTCCACCTCATGGTGCTGAACACACCTTGCAAAGCGGAGACCGCACCCGTCAGTCATGCGGCTTTTTTATGTCCATTTTTCAGATATGGTCGGGTAGCGCGTATACCGAAAAACAGCCGAAAGGTTAAGGATACGGGCCGACTTTGCACGGTGTTCAAGTACCTGGCCGCCCTGCTGAACACAGGGCTATCTGAACAAATGCAAAGGACATAAAATATGAACTCTCAACTCATCCCCGTATTCAACGGCACTATCGACAACGAAACTACCCTGTTCTGTAATGCCCGTGATTTACACGCGTTTCTCGAAGTCGGAAAAGACTTTTCCACGTGGATACGAATCCGCATCTCCGAGTATGAATTTACAGAAAACCAAGATTTTATTTTGCTCCCCAAAACGGGGGAGCAAAGAAAAGGTAGAGGCGGTCACAACCGCAAGGACTACCACCTCACTCTCGATACAGCCAAAGAGCTTGCGATGGTTGAACGTAACGAAAAAGGCCGCCAGATACGCCGATACTTCATCGAGTGCGAAAAGAAACTTCGCCAGAGCCTTTTACCTGCACCAATGAACATCAACTACCCTCTCTCGTGGTTCTCAGATAACCATCCCTACGCCACGATGAACTATGTTGATCGCAAAGTTATCAGCCTTGATGCTTCCGTGCTCTTCGATATGCCAAGCCCAACTATGCGCATCCTCAATGAGCTACACAGCAAGGGCTATAACGTTGACGCCGCTGTCGCCGAATTTAACGCCTTCAAACATCTGACGGAAGAAATGCGCCGTAAATTGCTGGATATTTCCCGCACATCGGAAAAGTCTTCCCGCTTTGGTTTCAACGTTAATCTTTAATTAACCCCATCCCCGATCACATATCGGGGATTAAATTAAATATCTGGATTAATTAACCGGAGGATTTGTCATGCTCAAACCTCACTACGGAACCGCATTAGTTTCTCGCGAGGAAGTTAAACCCGGCACTGCAATTCTTTACAACGGGCGTTATTACATGGCGTCAGCTAACGTTAATAATGCACTTTACGCACATTCACTGATTGAAAAAATTCGCATTATCTCAGATGCAATAGAAGTTTACCTGAACAATAAAGGCCAACCGTTAATCTCACCAGCCTGAAAGGAAATATCATGCTCAATCAAGAAATTAATATCAATGTAAAAAGCGTCATAACGCCAGCGAAAACGATAATGGGAGAAGTTTTTATGGATGATAAAATCATCGCCTATTTTGTCGTCCTGCCTGATGAGGCTATTTCTGTTATTGATACGGAAGGCAATGTTATGTTTATCGCGGAACATCCAGAAGACATCGCATTACAGGCCGCTGCATATTTCTTCGCTAAGGAGCAAGAGGAAGAATGTAACTGCCCTGTCTGTCAGCTTTCCCGACAAATTAATTTAATGCATTAACCGGAATCAGGAGTTCCGCCATGAACGCATACCTCACCTGCGACCGCATAGAGGAGCGTCGCTGGGCTAATCAGCAAATTCAGGATGAAAAGGATAAATGGATTGATGATCGGGCGCAGGAGCTTATCAGCATGTTCCCCGATAAACCATTGCTTATGAGCAGCCTTTTTTTACCCAAAGAAGCCCAACTGGCACTCACTGGCGAAAAAGCTGAAGAGGCGTACAACGATTATATCTCAGCGATCGCCTATGCTCGGGCGGAAGAAGAATGGGAGAGAAAATTCTCCCCCTGTCCTTTCTGATTTTCAGGACCAAAAAAATGTTCGATATCGTTGAATTTGTTAAGCAGCAGGAGCGCTTTTTCTGCGAGGCATTAACTGAACCAACGCTGACATGGGCGAAGGAAAGTCAGTTTGCAATTCAGCAATTCCAGAAAAATGCCTTTCTGGCTGACACAGCACGGGGAAATCTGTCCAGCGCACAGAACGCTATCATCAATGTTGCCGCTATAGGCATAACCCTGAACCCGGCCAGCAAGCTGGCGTATCTGGTCCCACGAAAAAAGGCTGTATGCCTGGATATCAGTTATATGGGGCTTCTGCATCTGGCACAGGTCACAGGAGCCATTCAGTGGGGGCAATGCAAACTTGTTTACGAGAAGGACATTTACGAGTCCAACGGTATTGACTGCGCCCCCACGCACAAATACAACCCATTCGTAGACAGGGGCGCACGCATTGGCGGTTATTGTGTCGTAAAAACATCCGAAGGCGACTATCTGACCGAAGAGATGAGCAACAGGGAAATCGAGGTCATCAGGGCGTGCAGCAAAGCCGGAAATAACGGAGGAAGTAGCCCGTGGGATAGCTTCCCCGACGAAATGGCCAGAAAAGCCATTGTTAAGCGCGCCAGCAAATACTGGCCCCGTCGCGATCGCCTGGATACAGCTATCGACTACCTGAACACTCAGGCCGGTGAAGGTATCATCCTGAATGCTGATCATATCCCTGAGCGTGACGTCACTCCCGCATCAGATGAGATTATCAATGAGATCACTCAGGCAATCACCGAAATTAACAAGACATGGGATGACCTGCTTCCCTTATGTTCCAAAACATTCCGTCGCACGATTGCATCACATGAATATCTCAGTCAGGAAGAAGCTGTCAAAACGCTTGATTTTGTCAAAAAGAAAGCTGCCAGAAACAAGGCCACGGCGGAAGCGAAAATTCACGCCACCACGGAAAATAACAGCGAGGCCGTGTCATGACACCAGAAATTATTCTCCAGCGAACTGGCGTGGATATTACCAGCCTCGACCAGGGCGATGATGGATGGCACAAGCTGAGACTCGGTGTTATCACTGCTTCAGAAGTTCACAATGTGATAGCAAAGCCACGTTCCGGCAGCAAATGGCCTGATACAAAAATCTCATACTTCCACACCCTGCTGGCTGAAGTTTGTACCGGCGTGGCACCGGAAGTTAACGCTAAGTCGCTCGCATGGGGAAAGCAATACGAAGATGATGCCCGTGCCCTCTTCGAATTTATCGCGGATGTTACCGTCTCGGAAACGCCAATAATTTTTCGTGACGAAAGCATGCGCACCGCCTGCTCTCCCGACGGTTTATGCAGCGACGGTAACGGTCTTGAGCTTAAATGCCCCTTCACGTCCCGCGACTTTATGAAGTTCCGGCTTGGCGGCTTTGACGCTATCAAGCCTGCTTACATGGCCCAGGTGCAATTCAGCATGTGGGTTACAGACAAGGACGCCTGGTACTTCGCCAACTACGACCCACGCATGAAGCGTGAAGGCCTGCATTATGTCGTGGTCGAGCGGGATGAAAAGTACATGGCGAGTTTTGATGAGATGGTGCCGGAGTTCATCGACAAAATGGACGAAGCACTGGCGGAAATTGGTTTTGTATTTGGAGAACAATGGGGGGTTAATAACTAATGGATGAAGTGATTTTTACTTATAACGAAGAATCAGCACTGACCGCCGGACAAGGTAGTTTTATTACCGAAACGGGTGCGCATATCATTAACATCACCGAAGCAGAACTCAAGCAATCAGAAAAAGGTGCCCGATTCATTGAGTTTTCTGGAGAATCCGACGACGGACGGAAAATCCAATATCTCAGTGTTTGTGTTCAGAAGAATGACGGCACTGAAAATAAATTTGGGGCGAGCATTATTCACGCCATGATGGGATGCACAGGAATTGGGCAGTTAACGCAGCATATGGTTTCCGTCAGTAAATATGTTGCACCTGAGTTTCACGGAAAGAAAATCGGACTCGTCCTCCAGAAAGTATTAACCACAAACAGAAAGACTGGCGCAGACGGTTACCAGATGGAAATCCGCATTCCATTCATTGCAGAAACAGGGCAGACACTGAAAGAAAAAGCTGAAGGAAAGAAACCAGAAACGGTAGCAAATATGGTTTCCACTCTCAAAGACAAAGACAATCGCAGCAAAAACGTAAACCCGAATCACACGGACGACCCAGGTTACTGGCAGTACGGCAGCGATAGTTTTTAATTCACAAACAAAACCAGGCTTTAAATGCAGTGAACAACTGAAGCCTTAACACACCTCTACACGGAGATATTAATATGAACCAGCATCAAACTGATGTTAATGTTTTCATTAACGACCTCGACGGCGGGGTATTTGTTAACAAACTTGGCGCGGTATTAAGTGAAGTTGCCTTTGGCGTAAACAGCACAAACAAAAAAGGAAAGGTATGTGTTGAATTCGAATTATCTTCACTTGATGAAAATCGCGTATCAGTTTCCCATAAACTAAAATTCACACGCCCGACAATGCGTGGTAGTAAATCAGAAGAAGACACAACTAACACCCCGATGTTTGTAAATAAAGGTGGTGAGCTTACTTTGTTCCAGAAAGACCAGGGACAGCTTTTTGATAAACAGGGCCAACATGACGCTGTTTTACGCTGAATATTCCCCGCCTTAAAACGCTCGCGCATTATCCCTAAATACATAAATTAAAGGTAAATATACATGTCTCAGTTAGATAGCAATGCCATTAAAGAAATTGTAAAACTCACCACTACTGCTTTTTCTGGTGAAAATTTGCCGCTTACGGAATGCCCTGTTGCGTTATTGCCGGACAATGTAAATATCGAAAGTCTGGAACGATTCATGACAGAACGTTTTCGTTTCCGTGGAGTCATGACCACAACCAGTATTGATGACTTTGTTGAATACAGCAAAGGGTATGCCGATGAGCACTCCCGCTGCTTCATTAACGCGGAAACGATGAAAGCAGTCACTGTGTTCAATATCGGCACTCTGGAGCAACCTGGACACGCTGACAACAAGGCACTGCTGGAACTGAAAGCCACATCACCATATCGCGCATTGCGTGACGTTGACGGCAAAAAACAACTCCAGAAATCTCTCGCTGAATGGCTGGAAGACTGGGCCGACTTCCTCACAGCCTATAACAGCGACGGTAATGTGCTGGATATCAAACAGGCTATCTCTGCTGTCCGTCGTCTTACCATCGATGCAAAACGCAGTGCTGAATATGAAGAGCAAAACTTCAGCGGTAGCCGCTCAGTCATGGAGTCCGTAGAGGCTAAAAGCAAAGAAATCATGCCTGCCACTTTCCGCTTTGAATGCATCCCATACGAGGGCCTGGGCAACAGGGAATTCACGCTGCGATTAAGCATTCTGACAAGCGAACAACCTGTTCTGGTGCTACGTATCGTGCGTGTTGAAGCTGCGGAAGAAGAAATTGCCAAAGAGTTCCGTGACCTGCTGAAAGAGCGTTTCGAAGAAGCAGAAATCTTAACCTTCATCGGCACGTTCTCAGTGTGATGAAATCTGTGACAGGGACGTCACGACATATCGCTCATATTTCACGAGAAAATACACAGTTCCAGGAGGGTATACTATGCAATTTAAAGATTTACCAGAGGATATTCAGAAAATAGCTGCGGATACGCTTAAAGCCCATTTATCGGTGCTTAATTTAACAAAGGAACCAAAGGCGAATCTGGAAAATATATCCCGTAACGTGCGAGATGTTTTTGTAGGGCTGTATTCTTATGACAATGAAAAGCACGAGGAACATATTCAAAATGGTTGCATTAATAAATGTCAACAAAATATCAAACTTCCTGTTGCTGATAAAACAGAGCAGAAAACAGATGTATTAGTATTCTGGAATACCGTTGAGGCTATCGCCAGGAGCACGATGTTGGAGTTTAACAACATCAATCATTCCGGGATCGACACTCATCAATCATCACATCGTGAGGGGTTTTCCATTCTTCTAACTCTGTTACAAGAGCAAGGCGAATATCCTCAGCCGACATCAAACAATACTGAGCAATAGTCTATTCTCGTACGCTGCAACGTGAGGTCGTGCGCCGGACACGGGTAAACATCCGGCAATTCCAGCTTACAACCAATTCCCCTCCCATAACGAGACGAAAATATGACAACCGAAATTGACTATCAGGTATTGCATGACGTGTCGGAACGCGCAATTACAGCGATGACACATCTGTCAATATTACCAGGTGATGATGATTTATTAAGCGAAAAGAAGCTCAAGGAGCTTGGTATTGATATTGATGCGATTCACGCCTTTAAAATTATGGCCGGGCCAGAAACCGTGCTGTCACTACTGGATGAACGAGATGCATTAAACGAACGCATGGCCGAACTGGAGGCTAATTTAGCGGAGCTGGCCGAAGACCAACAGAAAGCGATTGAGTCAATTAAGCAGGCTGATTCGGCTGTTAAGTTGGCACACGAGAAGTTTTCAGCGCTGGCGGCGGAGAATGCCAGACTGAAGGCTGCGCACCCTCAACCATTCGGACATGAGATGATGAAGGCTCTTGATGCGTATGAGAAGCATCAGGATGAAGTGCCAGAGACTGGAATGCTCAATGCATTTTTCATCTTGCGCGACAGCATCCGTGTTGAAACCCCAGCCACCGACTCTTTCCTGTCTGAAGTGCGGGCGCAGGCGTTTAATGACCTTTGCTCGGTGTTCGTTAAGGACGCGACGGTTGTCGGGCTGGACGATGGCGACATCGTTACGGTGAAAGAAGCGAAGGACGCCCTGCTGCATTGTGCGGAACAGCTTCGCAAAGGAGGCAACCAGTGAGCAAGATTGACTATCAGGCACTGCGTGATGCAGCAGTAGCAATTGAAACAGTAGCAACGCCTCAAAAATTGCTGGCATTTCGTATGAAAGTCACACCGTCGGTGGTACTGGCGCTGCTGGATGAAATTAAGCGCCTGGAGGACACAAATATTGATGCTATGTGCCGAATTGCAGAACTGGAAGCGAGGGAAGCCGAGTTACCGGATGGCTACGAACCCCGTATGGGCCACCCAATAAATAGCGGTGAGCGGGTGGTAATGATGCCGCACCACTTTGGTGGATGGCTGGACCGCTTCGACGTCGAGCACGCATTGCAGGCAGCGGGGATCAAATTCAAAACAGCGGGGGGTGAGTACGAATGATTGAGGGTATTAGCAATAAATCGTTGAACACAGCATGTGTCGACGGTGGGTTGTTGTACAAAGTGACGTTTACGCAAATCGACAACAAAGATAACGCATTCACTGTGATTTACACGTCGCCAGAGATGGCGAAGAAGTGGGTGGACCTGCACAGGCTATGTGATTTTCGTGTTGAGTGGGGGTGCTATGAAATGCGATGCAGATGGCATCATCGGGGGGATGAAAAAATGAGCACTACGCTTGAGCAATGGCTGGAACAGCAGCACGGCAAAATTGATGTTGATTGCGGCTGTGTGAGCACTGAAACGCTTATGCACTGGATGCGTGTGGCGTATGAGGCTGGCAACTCTCCGGTAACTCCGGATGGTTGGATAAGCTGTAGTGAGCGAATGCCGGATGACGGGCAGTGGTGCGTAGTGAACACAGAATACGGGTATTACGTGCAATGCTGGTCTGAAGGTCAAGGATGGCTTGGTGATTATATCAGCATCCCTGAATGCGATGTAATCAATTGGATGCCGCTACCAGAACCGCCGCAGGAGGTTAACCGTGGCTAACCTGCAACTTGCCGTCAAAGGTGAATAAGAATCCTCGCACTCGCGGGGATTTCTTTTATCTGAACTCGCTACGGCGAGCTTAAGAGGTTAAAACGATGAAAAATAATGTAATGAAAAATGGAACTATCGACAGCCAGGCTCTGTTGAAAATGGTGAATGAAGCGCGGAGACTGTGCGGTGAAAAAGAAGTACGCAACAACGACTTCATTGCACGCATCAAAGATGAACTTGATGGGGAGGGTTACGAAATTTTCGTAACCCCCATGGATAAGAAAAAAGGCGGTGCGGATCAGGTTGTTATTGTGATGACCTATAAACAAGCGCTTCGGGTTGCCGCTCGTGAATCTAAATCCGTCCGTCGTTCGCTGGTCGATCAACTGGAGTCAATGCAACAGCAACTGCAACAAAAAATCACCTCGAAACATTCGACTAACGGCCTTGAGGAATTCCGTAAAGCACGGGCGCTGAAAATGACCGTCGATACAATGAAAGACCTTTTCGGCTTCCTCCCCAACCTTGCCCCTGAAGCTAAACAGGTCGTTGCCGCCAGCCTGGTTAATCCCGTTGTAGGCGCTAACGTAATCCCGCTACCGATGATCAATGAACATTACTATTCGGCGTCAGAAGTTGGATCACAACTCAAAATATCCGCGAACAAGGTTGGTCGCATTGCCAATACCTACATGCTCAAAACAGAACAATACGGGAAATGGTTCATCGACAAATCCCCGTATTCGGATAAGCAGGTAGAAAGCTTTCGATACAATAATCGGGGAGTACGGAAGATTGAAGAAATCCTGGAGGCGGAGAACAAAGCAGAGTTCGGAACCTGATATCCTCCACTCTCCGACGCCGCCAGAATGACGGCGCGGTGGTTAAGCATGAGGCGAAATTTCTGCCGGGCGGTATTTTGTTGAGAGATGAGATACGTCAACTTCTCTTTCCGCTTTTTCGAGGCTCCATGCCGTCTGGAGACGAATCCATGAAGACGGAGTTCCACCCAGGACAGCAGCGAGACGAACAGCCATTTCAGGAGATATTGTCGCATTACCTGAAACCAGTCGCTGAACAGTGGAAGGCGCGACATCAAGCGCTCTTGCCAGTTCCCTGATTCCAATATTCTGATCTTCCAGAATATCAGCAATAATTTCTCCGGGATGAGGGGGGTTAAACATCGCCATTAGTGGTAATCCTCGTAGTTAAGAATATAAGCATCGCCGTTCCGAAACTCGAATGTGATTCTCCAGTTACCGGAGACGGTGACAGACCATGTATCGGATCTGTCCCCCTGCAACTGGTGCAGCCTGTACCCGGCAAGGTTAATATCATCAATGATTTCAGCTTGATCTATTACCTGAAGGCGCGTTCTCAGGCGTTTAACGTGATTGGGATTTACGCCTGATGCATTTCCTGTTTCAAAGAAACGTTGAAGTCCTTTGTGTTTCCAGCTTTTTATCATGCTTGTTTCCTGTTGCGTTACGTGAATCATTATAGCGACTGTTGTGTAATGCGCAACGGTTGTTTGACAAAAATAGGTATCCGGGATTATATTCTTCGCACGGTCGAGTTGACCGTCGGGATTCGAACCCCGGATAGAAACCGCGACAGAGACACGCCGCGAGCGTGTTTTTTATTGTCGTATGCACGCGCACATCTGAATTATGGTGGGGCGTATAGGGGAGCTGAAAAGCTCGCCGGTTGGTTTCCCGGTAGTTCGAACCCTGTACGTCTCACCACCCGATGATTCGAACCTAACGGTGGTGATAGTTTAGAAACCACTCGAGGGCGTCATAATGACAACTCAAGTTTCTGTTGAAACACTCTCCACGATTACTTACAAGCAGATCCCCGTTATCACTACCGAACTTTTGACGCACCTTTACGGCACAGAAGCTATTCGTATTCGCCAGAATCACCACGAAAACAAAGGTCGTTTCATTGAGGAAAAACACTTCTTCAAACTTGAAGGTGAAACTTTACGTGAGTTCAAGCACAGAGTAGCTTTTAACTACTCTGTGAAAATCGCCCGTAATGTTCGCTCCCTCATCCTCTGGACAGAACGCGGCGCAGCCCGTCACGCAAAAATGCTCGAAACCGATCGGGCGTGGGAAGTGTTCGAAAAACTGGAAGACTGCTATTTCAGCCAGAAAACTCCAGAACAACTTCAGCTTCCAGAATCAACGCTATCTATCAACTACCCTCTATCGTGGTTTTCTGAGCATCACCCATACTCCATGATGAGCTATGTTGATCGAAAAACTCTTAACCTGGACGTTTCTGTGCTCTTCGATATGCCAAGCCCAACTATGCGCATCCTCAACGAGCTACACAGCAAGGGCTATAACGTTGACGCCGCTGTCGCCGAATTTAACGCCTTCAAGCATCTGACGGAAGAAATGCGCCGTACTCTACAGGATATTTCAAGACTGTCAGATCGAAATTCCCGAAAAGGCTTCTCGTTAAGCCTGTAACTTCCCCTACCATCCCCGACATCCCGTCGGGGTTTTCATATCTGGAGAAAAAATTTGAAACAGATCGCTTTCTACAGGCGTTCTGGAAGGCCCGGTGCCTTCCGTGGGTTAAAAGAGCGCGTCACCTGGATGATTCAGTCTCGTGGTCGTCCTGTTACTGGCAGTGAAATAGCAGAGAAATTTGGTGTTTCACTTTGCGAGTTCAACAAGGTAGCTCGCGGCCTGACAAAGGGCAGTAAGGTTGTGAAAATAAAGGCTTCAGAACCATTCACCACAGACACCGGAATCGTTGATCGCTTTTTCTCCCTCGAATCAAATCCTCGTCGTGATACACCTCGCTCACGCAATGCCGTTCCTCCATTCAGTCGCAGAAGCCGTGAACACGCAGCAAAAAACTGCCGCGAGGAATACGAGCAAAAGGCCAAACGCCGTCGCCGACTGATTAAAGCAGGACTTTACATTGATGAGTTTGAAAACGCGCTATGACGAAAAAATACACCCTCATTTACGCAGATCCACCATGGACATTCCGCGACAAAGCAACCGATGGTCAACGCGGTGCAAGTTTTAAATATCCGGTCATGAACCTTCTCGATATCTGCCGCCTCCCGGTATGGGAACTGGCAGCCGATAATTGCCTGTTGGCTATGTGGTGGGTGCCTACACAACCACTTGAAGCATTGAAGGTTGTAGAAGCGTGGGGCTTTCGTCTGGTGACGATGAAAGGATTAACCTGGAACAAATGCGGGAAAAGACAGACCGACAAGCTGGTCATGGGTATGGGTAGCACCACTCGCGCTAACAGCGAAGACTGCCTTTTTGCAGTGAAAGGAAATCTGCCCGAACGCATTAACGCCGGAATAATCCAGTCATTCACTGCACCACGCCTTGATCACTCCCGCAAGCCGGATATGGCTCGAGAAAAACTTGTGCAACTTCTTGGCGATGTTCCCCGGATAGAACTGTTCGCCCGCCACACCTCGCATGGATTTGATGTATGGGGTAACCAATGCGGCACACCATCCATTGAGATGGTTCCGGGTATTGTTAAATTTCTGGAGAAAACCAATGAGCGAAAAAACGACGTTGACAAAGGCATCACCAGTTGAATTAAGGCAGTGTCTGGAAATCGCAAATCAACTTGCCAGAAGTGGAATACGATTTGTTCCAATCCCGATTACAGCAGATGCAGAACTTCATCTGTTTGGTGAAATTCTTTCCCGAAAGCTGGATGAACTGGAAAAGCTGGTAGAAGAAGCTGACACCTCACTAACCGTATAACAGCCCCACCGACATTAAAATATCAGGAGAAAAAAATGAACGCAGTGCTCACAGAATTGAACAAATTAGGAAAAGCATCAGCCGAAAGTATTTCTAAAGGTCTCAATATTGATTTGAATGACGTTATTGACACTCTATGGAAGTTAAAAAACCAGGGGGTAGTAACTGTAAAAAATGGCATCTGGCAGGCAGTTGCAAGGGAAGTGGACAAAAAACCAAATATCGCCCCAGTGCAGCCAGTGCAGCCAGTGCAGCCAGTGCAGCCAGTGCAGCCAGTGCAGCCAGTGCAGCACAACATTATAGGTGACCTGCTACGTAAATCACGGAAAGAAGCGCGCCGCGCCGGGCGGAAACAGAAACGATGGGAGGGTGCATGTAAGGCGTTGCAAGAACTGAATAAATACCGTGACTTGATCAACGAATTGTCAGAGTGAGCGAATCACAGAGAGAATATTTTGAGAAACAACCCGCGTACATTAATATTGTTTTTCCTTTCTCTAATGACGGGCGGTATCCTGTTATTCGCAGGAACAACATTATTTATTTTTGTTGCCCGGCTAACTGCGAGGATAATGACATGAAAATCACATTTGAAAGTTACGGTTTAACAGCAAGTGTGGTTATATCCAGCTCTATATTCGAAAGCCGCAAACATCAGCATATCGTTGATGCAGTGAAACTCAAAGCCCCGGAAGTTACCGTCACAACACATGGACTTTTCAGGATACGAACGACGTTGACTACAACACACCTCTCGGCATGCCGTGTTTATGATATGGCACTCAAGGAATACAACCAGTGTTCGTCCTGATCCAGCGCGGGCAGTCTTTCGTTGATGCCAACAACTATCCGGTAGAAATATGCAAGGTAACTCTGACTCAGGTGATCTACCGAAGGCTCGACGGCAGAACCAGAGCCACTTCAATTAGTGCATTTAATGAAGAATTTGAGCGAATCGAGCACAACGAACTGCATATGATTAAAGCGGAAATTGAGAAGGAAAAGCATATTGCCAGCCTTCGAAAAATGCGCCGTACATCAATCAACTGACAACCGCCTTCGGGCGGTTTTTTCTTACACATGCAGAGGCAACTTATGCGCGAGTTAGTAAACCAACATAACCATGGCATTCAGCCAGTCATCACACCTGTTGTACAGATAAATGCGAATGAATGGGTAACACTGGAGCTTTTAATGGCTGTAACAGGCCTGAGAAAAGGAACAATATTACGCGCCAGGGACAGTGCGTGGATGAACGGCAGAGAATATAAACAAATCGCCCCCGACGGAACGCCAAAGAAAAACAGCGAATGTCTCTATCACCTTCCTACCATCAACACTTGGATCAAAAACCAACCCTTACCATCTCAGGATGTTTAATTCTTGTCCATAAGAGTATAACCTGAGCGTGCTCTTGGACGCAGGAGGAACAATGGCGAATTCAGCCTATCCAGCCGGCGTTGAAAATCACGGAGGAAAACTCCGAATAACGTTTAAGTACAGGGGTAAACGAGTGCGCGAAAATCTTCGCGTGCCCGATACTCCGAAAAACAGAAAGATCGCTGGTGAGTTAAGGGCTTCTGTCTGCTTTGCAATCAGAACGGGAACGTTTGATTATGCCGAGCGATTCCCTGACTCACCTAACCTGAAGCTATTTGGCCTGGTAAAAAAAGATATCACCGTCGGTGAACTGGCACAGAAATGGCTTACTCTGAAAGCAATGGAAATCAGTAGTAACGCCTTAAATCGTTATCAATCAGTGATGAAAAATATGCTACCGAGACTTGGTCCTGGCAGGCTGGCGTCATCGATTACAAAAGAAGATCTGCTGTTTATCAGGAAAGATTTACTGACCGGGGAAAAGGGAAGCAGGAAAACCAGCACGTCCCAAAAAGGAAGAACCGTACCCACAGTGAACTATTACATGACAACAACAGCCGGAATGTTCAGCTTTGCCGCCGAAAACGGGTATCTGGAGAAAAACCCGTTTAATTCAATAACACCGCTGAGGAAATCAAAACCAGTGCCGGATCCACTGACCAGAGATGAGTTTAGCCGTCTCATTGATGCCTGCCATCATCAACAGACCAAAAACCTCTGGACAGTGGCTGTTTTTACAGGGATGCGACACGGTGAAATTGCCGCACTTGCATGGGAGGATATCGACCTGAAAGCTGGCACGATAACAGTGCGAAGAAATTTTACAAAAATAGGTGATTTTACGCTACCAAAGACTGACGCAGGCACTAACCGGGTTATACATCTTCTGGCACCAGCAATTGAAGCACTTAAAAACCAGGCGATGCTTACTCGTCTTGGCAGGCAGCATCAGATCACTGTTAAATTACGCGAGTACGGAAGAACAATTTTGCACGAGTGCACTTTTGTTTTCTGTCCGCAAATCGTTCGCAAGAATCACAAGGCGGGTATTAACTACGCGGTAAGCTCCATCGGAGCGACATGGGATTCAGCAATAAAAAGAGCGGGTATCCGATCCCGTAAAGCGTATCAGTCACGCCATACCTATGCGTGCTGGGCTTTATCTGCCGGAGCAAACCCGACATTTATTGCGTCACAGATGGGGCACTCCAGCGCCAGCATGGTCTACAATGTTTATGGCGCATGGATGCCTGAGTGCAGCGTGACTCAGGTAGCTATGTTGAATAATATCCTTAATTCCCGCGCCCCAGACGTGCCCCAAAGTGATCAGGAGGATGAAATAAAATTATATTTTTCAAAATGATAAACCATATCCTTAGACATGTTGAAACGATGGCACGCGCAGTCGCTGAGGGTGCAAGCAAAGTGGATGGCGCAGAAGTTGTCGTTAAGCGTGTACCGGAAACCATGCCGCCGCAATTATTTGAAAAAGCAGGCGGTAAAACGCAAACTGCACCGGTTGCAACCCCGCAAGAACTGGCCGATTACGACGCCATTATTTTTGGTACACCTACCCGCTTTGGCAACATGTCCGGTCAAATGCGTACCTTCCTCGACCAGACGGGCGGCCTGTGGGCTTCCGGCGCACTATACGGAAAACTGGCGAGCGTCTTTAGTTCCACCGGTACTGGCGGCGGTCAGGAACAAACCATCACATCCACCTGGACGACCCTTGCGCATCACGGCATGGTGATTGTCCCCATTGGCTACGCAGCGCAGGAATTATTTGACGTTTCACAGGTTCGCGGCGGTACGCCGTACGGCGCAACCACCATCGCAGGCGGTGACGGTTCACGCCAGCCCAGCCAGGAAGAACTGTCTATTGCTCGTTATCAAGGGGAATATGTCGCAGGTCTGGCAGTTAAACTTAATGGCTAA